TGGAATGGTGCTTGGGGAACCTGGAAGACGGTTTCTTTGACATAAAATTTATCTGTTTGCACTTCTGGAAGAACTGATTGGTTTTCCTTATCGTGGATACAAGTTAGCAACAAATGAAAATTTAGATGGTTTTATTGAGCGGGGAGTATGCGTTTTAGGACAACCTGATGCGAGTGGTGTAGGTCCTAATGATCATGGAATGCTTATATGTGGAGTGACTCCATCAGGAGGAATATTTCAAGTCATGTTTTCTATTAGGAATAAGATTTACCATAGATATAGAAGCACAAGTGGAGTATGGAATCCATGGTATGTTTATACATCATCAGTTTATAATCCATAAATACTATACAGGAAACTGTTTCTATGTCAGTTTCCTGTAAATGGTAATATTAGTTTTTGGGATTCTTGGTGTACAATTATACCTGTGTCCATGCGTTCCAAGCTTCTTCCCCTACTTTTCTCCGCAAAAAAACATGATTGTTGATGTCATAGAGAATTTGAATAGTGGAACTGCCGCCAAAACGTTTGACCTCTACTGTTCCTGCTGCTCCAAACGGATGCTTTTTTGAGTCATAGTCCGATGTGGAGTTAAAAGTATATATGCTGCCGGGAGAAGTGTTGTTCCATAACAAGCCATCCAGTTCTGATAGCAGGGATATTAATGTATATTTAAACACCAGTTCTTCCAGAAGTGCAAACAGATAAATTTTATGTCAAAGAAACCGTCTTCCAGGTTCCCCAAGCACCATTCCACCATTTTATTCTACCAGGACTTTCGCGGCAGCCGAAGAAGATGTTAAAGTTGGGTTCTTGGAACCGTCCAAAGTACGGAGCCAAGAGAAGGTGTCGGACTGGGGCAACTGGTCCTCAAACTCATCTGTTCCGGCTGCCGCAGCGGCAGCAAATGTTGATATTTCTGATGCAGCGGAAACAATCCGTGCGGAAACTAATTCTGTCATCTCATCGACGGTCACCTGTCGTTCGTTGCCGTTTTTATCCACAGCTTTAAAGCCAACTATATTATTCAAGTCCATAATGCAAATTTTAAAATTAAAACAAATACTTCACCCATGCAAAATAATTACTGTTCTCAATATAATTCGGATCATCCTCGTTGGAATATGCCTCCCTCTCAAATGATACCGTCTTATACGCCCTGCCGGCATCCTTCAACCGTACTGCCCTGACCAGCCACTCCACACCATACCAGAGATAGAATGCCAGCCCGGCCAGTACCAGCCACCAGGCGGAAAGGTCAAAACACAACAGTAAGATCCAGATAACTGTACCGGTGGCAACTGCCATCTCAACCCATTGACGGGCGTGGGTACACTCATGGTTTCTCACTTTCTGAGTGATTTTCTCTTCCGGTCGCTTGCTTAAAACAAACGGACCGATTGTTATCGTATGGCAAGAACTGAACGCAAGCAGCACCTTTGCCAGAAGGTTGTTACAATATACCTTTTTCATAGCGTTTCTATTTCAGATTCAAGTTCAGCAATATGGTTGTCTATACACGTATTCACCTCGTCATTGAAGTTCGCTATATCCAGTTCCACACATCCGGCACTTGACCGGGCGCTACTGTAGATACGGACATAGCCTCCGTTATTCAATGTATTTTTCGCCAGCTTCAGTTTCGCCAGTTCGTCATTGATTCGGCTGGCGCGTTCCAAATTCTCAATCTTCATGTTGTTCCTCCTTCTTTTTATCCAGATAATCATTCAACGAATCGGCCAGCAAGCCGGACAACATAGGGGTAGAACGTCTTATGATATCCACCTCCTCTTCGTCAAGTTCCACACCATCTACAGTCGACTTGAAGATTTTCTCCGCAAGGAGATGCGCCTTCAAGCCCGCTACGTTCTTATAGATCCAGTCACCGAAGGCCTCAGTGATGTTACTGGCTATAAGCTTTTCTTTTTTAATCCCATCATAAATAGGGAATTGTGCAAAATTTATTCTCATACTTTATATTTAAATTATCCGCAATAAAACATAACCCAATAATTGCCCATACATTTAACGAATCCGGACGCATAATCCAGATCAATGGAGGACATCTCTTTTCCTCCGGGGGCAGGCAGGATGCGCCCGCCTGTCAGTCTTACCCCGCCGCTCATACGTTTGAAGTATATGGTATGTCCCGGAACATCCGGAGGAAGTGTCACTTCTATATTACCCGTATTAATAAACATCACATTGTCATCATTGTTATTCAGGGAAGTGCTGACGGATATGTTCCTCCAGTTCCCCACTATGCCATGAAGAGACACATAACTGTCATTGTTCGGATGAAGGAAAATGTTACCCCCCTCCACGAACAGAGGAATGCTCAGGGTCTTGATGTGCATCCCGATCATGGCATTCGGACTCTGTATGTCAATTCCGGTATCATACGATATCCCTTCGATTGTGACAAATTTCGTGTTCCCTCCGATTTTTACACGTGCAAATGTCCTTTCGTTATAAAACTCAATTTGTCCGGCAGACAAATTGAAACCGACGTATTTATTTGTTTCATTTTCATAAAGGATCTTTGAGGACAATACCCCCGAAATGATGGAGAACGGGCCAATACGTCCTTTATCCGCCGTGATTGTTCCTGTAATCTCTGCTAATTTGCATTTAAAATACCCGGTTTCACCGTTGATAAGAAGAGTTTCACCTTTGTCATTAAAAGACTTGAGAACCTTGTCTTTGAACATGAAGCCGGCTACATTCGCACCATCGGCAAACAGGGTGTCAGTAGCGATATTCACAAACTTCTGCATGGCTTCCCAATTGGAATCACCGTTGACAGATGTGGGTGCAGCGGTAACGGAAGCACCGTAATTCTTTACAAGGAAATTATAATAAACTCCCCCTATCAGATATATGACCTTATCCCGGTAATCCGCATTCCAGACATAAGTCTGTCCTGATGCGAATACACCTCTGTCACGGGGAAACGCCCCTGTTGCTCCGGTTGCTCCTATGGCACCATCATTAGCTACACCCACCCCTTTTTCAGCGACAAAATTATTATTCCATGCGTTCGCGTCCGATGCGGATTGATAAGCTCGGACGGCAAACTGGGTGTATCCGGCTGTCGCTGGAACGGATATCTGATTGCTTAGGGTAGCACCTACATGAGCCAGCCAGCTTCCGTTATACTTACGGGCTGCCAGATAAAGCGTGCTGCACGTGCTTACATTACCTGCCACATTCTGTTTGCAAGTGACAAGGAATCCAGACGGGGATGGCGTGCCTGTACTGGTGAAGTTGATCACGCTGACAGGACTGTCCAGCCAGTAGGATGCCGACGGTCCGACGGGGGCAACCATCTCCTGCCAGTCCGCATGTACCGTCCGGTTCGCAGATCTGCCGGCGAGGATGTATCCGCCGTCTCTTTTCCTGCGGAGTCTGCCGTTTCTGAACCTTGCAATTTTAATCGGAGGGTTGGAGGTTTCAACCTTGCTTAAGTAAGATCCTCCGGCAAACGATACTGTACTGTTCTTGGCATACGGAGTATTGGCGGATTCCCAATGACCGGCTGCTGTGATGCTCTCACCATCAGCCCCATCCTTACCATCTACAAGCATGGGAACGGTTTCAACATCCACTATCTGGTCATTCACGTAAAAGATAAACTTCAATGTCTTCGTAAAGTTTCCGCTTGATATGGCTGTATTGTTGTTTATGCTAGTTTCTGCTCCACCATCTATGCTGTATTTCAATGTACCGTCCGTTGTGGTGGATATCACGCCCCCCACTGACTTTTGCCTGTAACATGATACGGAAGACACGCTGTAGTTCCCATTCTTGTCCTTGCTTACAGAAGTGGCAGAAACGATTATACTGTATAGCACGGCATCTGAACCGTCCGCACCTCCACGGACCCCGGCTACAGTGAATGACAGATCACGGGAATACTGCTGCCCGTTCTTTGTAGCCCTGATTGTGATCTTCACCGTGTTTGTCGCAGCAAGAGTAGCTCCGGCAGATACCGATATTGTCACCACTCCCGTATTCTTGTCTGTCGCACACAGAAGATTTGTGTCAGGTGTACAGGTGATGCTGTCAAGCGTGAGCTTCTCCGTTCCATACCACATACTGACAGTTGTATTCCAAGTCTGTGAGGATACGACCTTCCCATCTGAAGTAAGGGCTGCATTGACCATCTCGTTATCGAAGTCCGCCATGATGGCATTCTCCCCGTCCTTACTCCAGCGATGCACCACGGCCGGAGTGCTCCATTCACTCCATACTCCATCACGCTTCACACGTTTGCACGCCCATTCCACCTGATGGTCGGCATCCACGCCAAGAAAATCATCTGTCCAGCCTTCCGGTATATAATCATCCTGCTGCTTCGATTCCGGCTTGTCAGGGGTAAGGCCGATGATGTTGGTACGGGTGTAGATCCACTCGTAACCTTTGCCGTCCTTACCGTCAGTTCCGTCTTTGACCATGACCATCCACAAACCATTCCGGTATATGTAAGTACAATGGTCAGCCGTATTTCGGTAGCTGTCACCCTCCTTGGGATTGGACGGATGGGATGCGAATTCACCAAGGAAGGTGATGCTTTCGCCTTTCAGCTCACGCCCGTCCAGAAGCATCTCCCAGTCTTCATGCACGGTCCAGTCGGCTGACTTCCCGGAAAGGATATAACCGCCATCCTTTTTGCGACGATAACTGCCATTCTTGAACCTTGCGATCCTGATGGGAGGATTGGAGGTTTCCACCTTGGATAAAAAGACACAGTTGGCAAGAGTGACCATTGTATTGGCTTTGTACGGGGTTTTGGAGGATTCCCAATGACCGCCACCTACTACGGACAATCCCGGATCACCTTTTTGCCCTTCCGCCACTTGTTTCAACCATGCCGGATTATCATCAGAAGGTTCTGTTGTCGTTCCGTTATCATCAACACACAACCACAAAGCCCCGTTATGTGACACCCGGTCATAGTAGGCGTACTTCCCTGCAACCCATTCACCCTTGTCCAAAGGTACACGAACCTTGTTTCCCGTTATCTCATCTATCTGGAAGATAAGCCCAGTCAAAAGGACCTGTTGCAACACGGCTGAATATTTCTCGCAATCAATTCCGTTAACGGTCATGCCCTTTTTCTTGCCGAACCACGCAGGCATCTGCGCCGGCTCCGGGTCCCAAGTGTTGGCATTGTCAAAGAATGTAATACAGTTGTTTCCGTTGACTGAATCAATAAGTATATAAGTCTGACGTTCCGGGTCCGTAAAGTTACCTGTTTGTGCCAATACCATCTGCTCGGCAGGTTTCCAGTCAGAATGCCCCGGACGGGGAATGACAGTAAACTTCTTGGCAGTATAATCTGCGGCAGTCACACGGAATTTCATTTCTTCAAAACCGTTCAGTTTGCCTTCGCTATTTTTAGTCACAAAATAGGTGGTAAGGATGTCATCAACAAACTGGCTCAATCCGTCCGCATCTGTCAGATCGGGAGCGATGGTGTAGGTTCCATCGCCGTTATCCACGTATGACAATACGGTACAACCACCACCGGGGGAGTTTACCATACGTCCTTTGAAATAGGTTGTACGGTTATAGGCTATTTCAGGAACAAACAAACGCTTACGAAATACACCGCTTTCCATTTCAAGATTGCCCTTTTCGTCTATGTAACCACCTGATACACCGGTAACGAAATCACCAAACTTGGCGTATTTCTTGATGACGGTTCCGCCCAACAGGGATAATAGGAAACCGGTGCGTTCCTCCGTGTCCTTGCGCATGAACATGATCAGCGAGCGCAATGCGGAATA